CATCTAGCAGAATTCCGCCCTCACAGGAATATCAAACACTTTCATGAATAACTTAACGCTTCGTCAAAGACAACTTAAGGAGCGCGATGTTCGTAAATTTGCTCCTGAATTAGATCCTAGTGCTTTCATGAGTATGTATATAGAGAGTAATTTCCCACAGACTGTGGCTTACCCTTCTTCTCAACAACTTGCTCTAGGATTAGAGAATATAAAACCGGAAAATCCGCTAAAATCAATGAAGAAACCGCTCAGCGGGACTCAATATGACAATCCCGGAGGTGTGTAATGGCTAGAGTTCCTCGTTTAGGCGGACAAGCAGCTTCTGGCGGAGGTGTAGGTCAGGTTTTATTAAACGCTATTCTTGCTGACATGTTGGGTAAGGCTGTAGGTTCTGTAGTTTCACCAGGCGGAGTCACCCCCTCGCCGATTCCAGGAGGAACAGGATCTAAATATAATCTTACTGCTCCAGATGTCGTAGCTATCCAAAGACAAGTTGATGAAGAAAATTATCGTCGTGAGGGTCTCAATGCGATACCAGGTGGACGACAACTACCTTACTTAAATGCCCAGCAGATTATTCAAGATGTCGTTAGTACAAATCGTAAACTAATGGAGGAGGCTGGTGCACGTGAACGTGCTATTGCAGCGATTGAAGCTCAAGGGGCGGTTCAAAGCGCAATGGCGCAGTCTTTAGGGAATGCAATCGGTACCGGTTTAACAAGTGCTGGCGGAGTTGCCGGTCAGAGTATAGCTACTGGGGGCCAACGGTTTGACACTCAAAGACAGTTAGAAGAACTTTCGAGGGCAATATAATGAGTCTTTTAAAACTCTTATACGGTTTAGGTGGACTAGGATTGACAGCTGGTGCTGGTTATCTTGGTAGTGAACTTTCCAATCGAGCCAGCAGATCACCAAGTCCAACTCCGCCTAGAGCGCCTTTACCCCCTGGTGGCAAAGACCCTTCCACTGGGGCCCCTATTCCTACTAACCGCCCTAATCCTTACGATGATGGAAATACTTATTCGCCTCAACCTACTCCAACACCTGCGGGTAATCAGGATTTTGGTCAAATTCAAGAGTTAATTAAAGAATTAACTAAAATCCCGCAACAAGAAGCAGAAGCAAATCGGAGATTTTATCCGCAGCGCACGGCAATTGATTTTGCTGATTTTCAAAAACGTGAAGAAATCGCTCGTGCAAATGCACTTGAGCGTGCACGCGAAAAAACTTATCGTGATACGGAACTAGGCACTATTGCCGCGTGGCAAGGAATTACTCAGAAAGTTATCGAACGAGATCAAAACCTTGCGCTTGGTATGTTAAACCTTAGTGCAACTTTGGGTATGCCTAACCCGAATGTTTTAAGTGCACTTTCTCCTGTAACCCAACAGGCTATTGCCGCTTTCAGACCGGGGACTCCCGTTTAAAAACAATGACTCTCGCTGGAATTGCTGGTGTTTTAGGTATTGGTCAACAGGTCTTAGGTCTGGGTCAGGGAATATCCGGTTTGTTTGGAGGCGGCCAGAAAAAGTACGGTCCGACTGAGTATGAGCAGGGGTTGAATCAAGCCACACTAGCTGCACTCGGAGGAGGAGGAGGTGGCGGTGCTGCAATGGCAGCGCCCATAGATTACTATGCTTTGTATGGAGCTAAAGCAGCGTCAGAAAATAATCCTCTCACTGCAGCTATGCAAGGTCTTGCTATTCTGCAAGGTAGTCTTGGTGGTGCCTTAAGTCAAGAAGGTAACACAATTGCTTCTAGTCAACTAACTGTACTAAAAGAAGCTCTAGATCAAGCGCAAAAAAGAACAGCGACTCAGGCTGGAGTAACAGCAGCTACTGCCGGTGCTGGTCTCGAGCAGAAAGGGTTAGTAGGTAAAGCAAAGTTATCGACTGAGCTTGCGTCTCCTACATTTTTAACTCAGGCTGCGACTAGCGCACTAGGACTTGAAAATACATTAGCTGAGCAATTAGCTCAGGTTGGCGTTGGTTTAAAAGGTTTACAGGAACAAGCTAGAGCCTCAGTAGCTCAACAACAAGCAAATACACTTGCTGATGTATTCAAAACTAGGGCTGACACATCTGGACGATTAGCTTTAGGATCGCAAGCTCGTGAATCGGGGTTGCAACTTGATCAAGCTAGAACTGTCGGAGATATAAAACGAATACAAGCGCAGACGTACTCAAACCTTGCAAATATTCGAGGTCAGACCAAGGCACAGTTAGCGATTAAACAGTTTGGAGCCAATCAAGCATTAGCTGGCCAACGCTTTTTTGCGTGATTAAAGCAGCTATTGGTGACTCGACCACGGTAGGCTCGTGGTTAGCTTTACTTAATAAAGCTCAAAGAGATTCATTTACTTACTACGCTAAAAACAGCGTAAGCGATATCGAAGCTTATCTTTATGCTCGATTCTTAAAGCCAAACTACGCAGGGTCTATATCCGATATAACCGCGTGGGTGCAAGAAAAGTACCCTAAAAGCGATCTACGAAAAGATTTACTAATAGAAGTAGATGCACTTAAAGTAGATTTAAATAATGTCAGACAGATGACGGTAAACGGAATGCTAGATTATGCGACAGCTGCCACAAAAATTGCAGTGCTTCAAAAAGAATTACGTAGTCATATTCAAGCTGTCCGGCAGTTAACGGATGGAGTAGACCGTCGCGGGTTACTTCTTGCGGGAGCCGATCGCTGTCTGCGTGAGTTAATGAATAGTTTTCAAGAACAACCTACGATGAGTGCGCTTATTGAAGATGCTTCAATTGTTATTTGGAGCACAATCGAACGAGAAGAAAAAACTTAAATATTTTATTCAATTAGTTCTAGAAGAGCAAGAATATTAACAACTGGTGTTCTAAAAATGCCCATAAAATAGTCATTGACACCAAGAGACATCACTAACTCTTCTTCGTTCTCAATAAAACACCCGAAAGGAAGGATGCACGCGGGTTGATTTGATATGTCGTTGCCCAAGCAATCGGTCCACGTAATCAAATCATCTTGAGTAGACCCCACAAAAAGAGGTTCTCTTATCACTCGCGTAATTTTTGTTTGTTGTTCATCAAGTGTGTATGCACCTAGTGAATAAATAAGGTAAGGTCTTTTATCTAATTCGTACACCATGTATTTCCAATGAAAAAACACGAGCCACTCATCACCGACGGCAATAGGCGCCGTGGAATTAAATGTTGGGTGATCACCTGTTAGTTTTTTTAAACAAGATGAATCAATTATGACGTCAGCTTTGCCTGGTGATTTTATTAATAAAGGAATCGTCGAGTACAGGAGTTTTAGTTGATCTTTGTCTGTGTAAAAACACCAATTTTTTTCTGATCCTCCTTCCTGCATATTGGTCCCTATATCAGGAAATGCACAGTCAACTAAAGCACCAAATTTACTTACTGTACCAACACAAATTTTTGGTGTCTTTAAAAGCTTATGTTTACTCGCATCCCACTTAGTGGCGTATGTGCTTGTGACAAACTGGCACTGTAAATTGTCGTCAGGACTAATGAATAACCTAGGGTCTTCGTAGCTAAGCCTGTGTTTGCTAACTTTTAAATTACGTGCTGCAACGATTGATTCGTCGCTAAGGAGCTCACCAATGTATAAATCTGTAGGTGTGTTGTTGTAGTAGAAATATTTATTATCGTGCCTAAAAACAAAAGGCTCAGGCTGTGATCGCCACGCGATTAACGTTGAATTTCTGTGTTTTAAAATGCACGGACTGAAGTTTGCTACGTTTGTTTCAGGTAAACCATTGATTATTCGGGTAAATGTTCCTCCTATACTTTTGGCTTGTTGATAAACGGAGGGGTATCCACTTTTTGTAGGGAGTAAAACAGGCTTTACTGTACGGTTGTGGTACGTACGGTAGCGATGGAATTGTAAGCTCATTTCGACATCTCCTCCATAGCCTTTTCAAAACCTTCGGCAATTTTATCCCATCGATACGAGGGGTTGGTTGTAACTTCATAACAGTCGTTCGCTACTTTCTCGGTCAGTTCTTTATCCTCATATAAGCTAGTCATCTTGTTTGCCATATCTTTAATATCAACAATACCTCGTTCCACTCCTAAATCTTTATCGTATATCCAAGCTGCTACATCAGCTAGTAAAGCTTTGTTTTTCCATACCTCTGCAAATGACGTGTGGTTGGGCAACACTTGCGGTTTTTTACAAGCCGCATGTTCAAAGGAAACTAGACCCCAACCCTCCCCGTTAGCTGTGTTAATCCCGACGTCGGATGCGTTGTATATTAAATTAAGAAGTTCATCAGCAGGAGCATTGCAGTAATCAATGTTTGTGGTAGTCATTAATAGCCTTTGTTCGGATTTAAGCCCTCGACGTTTCATCTCTGTCTCAAAGATAGCTCGAATATCCCACCCAAGATCTTTCTCACTCATGTGCAGGTAGAGCATAGTGTCTTCTTTATTTACTGCAAATTCTGCAAATGCTTTTATCGTTAGGTCAATTTGCTTGCGTGGTTGATTTCTATTTGCATTTAGAACAATATACTTATCTTCTGGTATCTGAAGTTGCTTACGAGCTTCTAGTTTGTCTATGGGGAAAAACTTACTTGTTTCTACCCCATGGGGTATCACACCTAATAGTTTAGGTTCTACTCCTAACTGCAGTACCCGCTGAGCTTGCTCAATTGTAAACGTGATTGCGAAGTCCCAGTCTTTAACAAACCGCATATGACTCTCAACGTACCACTGTGAATCTAGAGGGAAGTAAGCAATAAATTTAAATTTATGCTGATCTTTAAGTAAGTGAATACGTTCCCAAACTTGATTTACTATCCAGATGTCGTTTAGACAGATTATAAAATCGGGTTTTTCTGTATCGACAATTTCAGGTAAACGTCCGATACCAAATCGATCTTGTGGGTTTTTAGCCGCTGCTGGGTAAACTTTAAAAGGCAGATCATGCGGATCACCTGCGTAGTTTATTCCTACAACTACAATCTCATGATTCTTTTGTAGGTACTCCAGGATACTATGTGTCACTCTACCAAACCCAGTATTTGAGAGAATATCTCCATACCACAGAACTTTTGCCATTTGGGGTTAGAATCTTGCTATCAGTATACAGACAGTCTTACCTTTTATGCCTAGTCGTGAAACTTTTGCTTATCGCCGCGCTCTACAAATGAGGGCGGCTAAAGCGTTTGATAGTGATGCTCCAGTTTTAGATACTATATTTACAAGGGCAGCTAGTGATTTCCAAACGTTTTGTACGTTGCTTGATAAACCACCAGCAAGGCATATGTTGGAGTGGTACAAACATTTGATAACAGGAGACAGCAATAAGTATCTACTAGATATAGCAGGACCAAACCTTGACATACTAAGTCCTAGGGGCTCTGCAAAAAGCACTGTGATGAACATGTTTACCGCGTGGTGCATAGGGCGGCACACAGCCGCTAAGATGCCCCTACAAATTATCTATATTTCGTACAACATTAATACCGCTATACCTAAAAGTAGAATTATTAAACAGATAGTAGATTCGACCGAGTTTAAAAAAATATTCCCCACTTGTCGGCTTAAACCGGGGATGCAGAGTGATGTAGGCTGGTCGATTGATTTTGACTACGCAGGCATATCTCGAGTTGGTGACGAAGAATTTACTCTTCGCGCTGCTGGTCTCAGGGGATCCATCACATCTAAACGAGCCCATTTATGCCTCGTGGATGACCCGGTTAAAAGTTCTGCGGACATACGCAACCCAACAATCCGTGAAGAAATGAATAATAATTGGTCATCGGTTATTGCGCCTATTATTTTTGAAGGCGGTCGAGCCATCTGTTTAGGCACTCGATTCCACCCATTGGATATTCACAAAACAATGTTTGTGCCTGAGCGAGGGTGGAAGCAGGTAACCCAGGAAGCATTAACGTATGACAACGATAGTAACCCCGAAAGTTATTGGCCCGAACAGTGGAGTGTTGACTATTTACTAGGCCAAAAAGAACTTGATCCTGTTGCCTTTGCTTATCAGTATCAACAGCAACCGGTAATGACCTCTGATTTAATTCTTTCGCCTGATCTACTTGTAAAAGGAGATGTTGTGACGGAATTTGACTCGCTAGCAGTTGGTGTGGATTTATCGGCTAGTCGTAGTGAGACTTCAGACTATACTGCGATGGTCTTGGGCGGTAGGGTAAAAGATAAGTACTATATTATTGACGCGCATCAGGTTCGCTCTATAGGTAATCTTGAGAAGATTGATCTACTCTGTAAGATGCTTGTTGAGTGGGGAATCTTGGTAGAGAACGCAGCGGGTGAGCTGTTCCCGACATATTCCACGTGCACGTTAGTCGTGGAAGCTGTTGCGTATCAAGCATCGTTAGCGGCTGATCTCCGAAGAATTTTGCTGCAGGATAAAGGACTCAGTAACATTCATATCCACGAGGTAAACGGGTTTAGAGGCGATAAGGTCTCTAGATTTAGGGGGACACTAGGTCTGTTGGAAAATAAAAAAGTAATTTTTAATCGGTACCGTAAATTTGATCTATTATTCGACCAGTTAATCAACATAGGCGCTACTTCGCACGATGATTTACTTGATGCATACACGCACTTAATCTGTTTTCTTCAACGCCGAGGTGGTTTCGAAATGGAGTATTGATGATTTCCGATAACGAACCGATACTTACTAACTACTTTATCGCTGTAACAGCGCACAATCCTTTAGAGCGATTTGACGTTCTTTTAAAGACTTTAAAAGGCTACATTACTCTTTCAGGTGTTAAAGATTTTTATATTTTTATTGACTTTGAACATAAACAAGACAAACAAGCTGTCTTGGACTTGTTGCAACCTAATTTAGGTCCCTGTAATTTAAATATTATCGTAGCGGAACCTGAGTACGTAGGTTTTAGTCTTACTTGGGCGCATAAACATCTTTTAAAACAGGTTGTTCAGAATAAAACTTACGATTTTTATGTATATACAGAGAACGATATGTTATTTACACGTGAAAACTTTGACTATTGGCTTGCCTGGAAAGATAAACTTAAAATTTTAAATCTCGAACCAGGTTTTTGTCGAGTAGAGCGCAGAGATAATTTACTCATTCCTTTTGATAACTACAGAAACTGGGATTTGAACGGACCCACTAAAGCGGTGTGGGGAGATCGCCCTTATAACGTACAAACTTTTATGACTCCTTATGATGATTTTATTTGTTTTGCGTCCATCGGTAATCCTTATATGGGAATGATGATACTGGACTCTGAAATGGCTGAGAAGTATATTGTATCTGACAGTTGTGATCCTATAAAAAGTTTTGATTTAACGAAATTTCGTTGTTGGCCGATAGCTGACAGAAGTTCTTTAGGTCTTGCTTTTGAATCTCTTAATTTTGACCAGGAACATCGCCGAGTGGTGCCTTTAGTTCGCGATAGAAATAAACTTCGTATTGCTCCCTGCGGGTTACTGGAGCATTTAGACAACAAATACAGTAACGTTTTATTAAAAGATGGAAACACAGGCTTAGACATAACCACTATGTTTAAGTACTAATAAACGAGTTCTCAGTGGCAGATTTTTGGGATTCGAAGGGTGACGTTCTTGCTTTTGATTGGGAGGCAGTTGACGTAGTTAATAAACCTGCACACTATAACCAGGGCTCCGTCGAGTGTATCGAAGCTTTAAGATCTGCACTTGGGCATGAAGGCTTTAAATCATATTGCCGGGGGGCGTGTTTGAAATATTTGTGGAGGACAGAGCATAAAAATGGAGTAGAGGATTTAAAGAAATGTGAGTGGTATTTAAAACGTTTAATACAAATTTGCGAGGAATGCGGTTAAAATTAAAAAAAATCTGTCTTATGGATATTCGCGCTTTTGGTTCGTATTACGGACAGTCAGCAACGCTACCTTACGGCAGTGGCTACCACATAGTAACTTCGGGAAATATGGCTCGAGTGAATTTTCCTGCCTGCCGAGGTATCTTGGTCGAGCACATCAGCGGTGGCGGTGCTTCTAAAGTAACTCTTGTGCTCACTGACTCTCAGGGTCAACTTTCACGTTTTGAACAGATCACGAGTACTACTTTGTTGCCTCTTAGCTGCACTGCTGTAGTGTCTGGTACCTCAGCTCATTGTATCGCTCTATACTAATGAACACTCATAACGCTAATGCTTATGGTTTTGCTCAAGCTTATCAGATGCAGACTGCGGCGGCTGAAGCTCAACGACGAGCTAACCAAGCAGCAGATACGGTATTCGAAGATATGTCGGCCCAGGATCAGACTGCACTAAAAGGACAACCTCAGGCTCCCACAGCACCTACTGATTATTCAAGTGGAGGAGGTCAAGATGGGTTTGATCCCGCCATGGATACAGATGCAAGTATTTTAACAAGGGCTAAACGCAGGGCAGCCAAATATATCCAACAGGTTTAAGCTACTATGGTGACACTCGCGTCAGCCTTGTATGCTTGTCGATTGCTTTCCTTATTTTAACGAAAAAGAACTTCTAGAGCTCCGCATCAGAACTCTTGAAGATTATGTTGACGGGTTCTTAATAACAGATGCCAATAGAACGCACCGTGGCGATGAGAAACCTTTTACCTGTGTCGATACTCTTAAAGAACTAGGTATCGACGACAGTAAAGTACAGGTTTTACACGTTGAGCTACCTTCTATTGAAGAAGCACCAGATCCGTGGTTACGTGAGCGAGCACAACGGGATGCTTTAGGTGTTGGGCTTCACATGCTTTCGGATGATACGTTATTCATTTGTTCAGATTGTGATGAACTG